ATCAATATGGATTACCACACACTCGTCAGTCTATATGACGCGCATAGCGATGCCGTCAGCGAGCTGGAGCACGCTTGCGAACACTTTAACCAAGCAGTTATAGATATGCATAGTTACGACATCTCGCTGATTAGCACAGCTGAACAGCTCCGCGAGCTTATAGATAAGCTGGAGCGTTGCTACAAAAGCATTATTGAATTTCAAGACAATAAAGATAAGGAGCCGGAATCAAAATAGGATTTTCGTGAATTGAGGCGTTTGCCTCCGGCTTGCATACTTCAGGTCTTCGAAAATAACAACATATCAGTAAAGGAAACTTATGAACCACACATTACATTTTAACTTTGAGGAAAACGGTATGTCGTAGCAATTACGGCATTAAGAGGAGATAGCTCAGGTCGTTTGGCTATCTATCCTCGCCGCTTTCCAAAGAATAAACGACAGCACATTAAAGGTATATAGCCACACCGAAAGGAGGTTGAGATTCGTGGATATCTCATGCTCGTAAATCCGAAATCACATCGGACGCACCTTAACATCGTAGTCTCAGACCGTTCTGAGAAAACACCGTAACCAGCAGGAGCAACTGCACAAATCCAATTCTTTGAGATAGGAGGAAATGACAATGATGACACAAACCATTAAGGAACAGATTCTGGCTGTCCGGGATACCGGAGAAACCAACATGTTTGACGTAAACGCCGTTCAGTATATCGCTAACCGCGAAGGATACTATGAACTGGTTGTTTACCTGATGGATAACCGTAAAGAGTACAGTAACTTCATCATGACAGGCACCGCACCGGGGCTTGAAAATGATGACGGCGAAATGTAGCCGAAAAGCGTAGAAAGGGGGATATTTCTATGACGTTAGACTTTAACGATGATAGAACCTACACCAAAGATGTAGTTCTTGAAAATGTCAGATACGCACTATTTGATCCAAAAACATTGCGAGACGATGTAGTCTCTGCTGAATTTCTGGATGTGGTAGCCACATTTGCTTTAATGGATCATTCCGATCCAAACAGGCCGAGATATAAGGTTATTGACGCAGTAGATATGGTCTCGTTGGACATTAAACTCAATGAAATCATGGACGCCGCCAATGCGAACTGCAAAAAAGTCGGATATCGCATTATGCCTATGGAGGATGCCATATCCGAGATTATCGGAATAGAGATTCCTAGCGATGCTCCCTATCCGATGTATGTCGGAACAAATCTGGAACGCATACTCGGAGCTTCCATTCTGATGTATGAAACATATCTTGAGAATCTTGCGGCGCAGATAGAGGATGACCTCTGCATCGCACCGTCAAGCATTCATGAGGTTCTCATCTTCCCACTTTCTCTCGTACAACCCTTAAAAATCATTGAAATTGTACGGGATGTGAATAGGACTGTTGTATTGCCGCAAGAGAAGCTCAGCGATAGTGTATATATTTATCGCCGAGGCACTCATGCTATCTCGCAGGCCACGCTGAAGAATCCTGATGATTCCACTTGCGAACAAAATGATTAAGAGTGATGAATGTATAAAAGGAGGAATTGAGTATGTGGCAAGAAGGATCTATTGGCATTCCGGTAAATAAAACAACCGGAAAAGGATACATAACAGTTCACTACACTATAAAGCTGTTTGGTGAACCGAGCGAATTCGGCATCAACCATGGCAAAATCTCAAAACTGGAATTAAGGCAAGATGGCGAGATTGTCGCTAATTACGATCGTGGCTGGGATATTTATCCGGACACTAAGGAAGCCAAATTGGCTCTCTGTATCTTATTAATCCGACACAATTAAAGGAGGTCTCTATTATGACGACTATAAAATATGCCGCATCTGGCGAACAGAGGAAGAAACTCGTAAACGCCTTATCTGAGATTCTCGAATGCGAGTCTAAATATCTCAAAGCTCCAAGCTATGGATATGAAGTTGGTTCATGCGTTGTTAATCGTACTGGGGATATTGAATTTCCGGACGATATGACCGAAGAAGAAATTGAAGCCATCGTCAAGAAACTAACTTGGCATGGTTTTGAGAGAGTTCTGGACGAACCCACGGGAGAAATCGACGGCGCACCCGCCTTGGAAGAGTCTGCTCTCGGAGCAGAAGATCCGACTGAGGAAGATGTATTCGATGCCGTGGAAGCAAACGTCGAAGAATCTGAAGATGTTTTAGGCGAAACCGTTGTCGAGGAAGACAAAATCGCCGCTGCTGAGGATTCGGCCGCTTCTAAAGAAACATCGGCAGAGTCCATCGAGGAATCGGAAGCTCCAGTTTTGCCAGAAGGCAACTTTGAATCAGCGGAAGCTACGGAAGAAGTTACAGACGAACAATCGGAGGAAACTCCTCTTCCGGAAGCGACCGAGCCAAAGAAGATCGTGATTGAGCTGCCAGGCTCTTACCTTGATGAGGCTGAACTTGGCAGAGTCAGAGCGATTGTTGCCAGTAAAGCAACGGTTCTCAAGAAAGCGCTCGAAACAGACGATCTGTCCATTGAGCGTAAAGAGGACAAGGTTTGCTTTCCGTGGTTCACTGATCATGGCATTGATGGAGAGGCGAAAGCATATATGCAGCTTGTATCTGGTATTGCGAAGAGAGCCAAAATGCTCACTCGCGTTACGGCTACGGAAAGTCCGTCAGATAACGACAAATTTACAATGCGACTCTTTCTCGTATCTCTGAACTTCAAAGGGCCAGAATATGCCTTTGCTCGTAAATTCCTGCTTCGCAACCTGTCTGGAAACAGCGGTTGGCGAACCGAGGAAGCGAAAGCAAGACATGATGCCCGTAAGATCAGAACAGAAATTGAAGCACCGGAAGTAACCATTGGGCAAGCATCTGAAGGAGGCGAAGACCATGCAGAACTTTCCGAGTAAGGGAATCGTCGAAAGACTACGAAGAATGTACCCGACAGGAACCAGAATAGAGCTTGTCTCTATGAATGATCCATATACTAAATTAGTTCCCGGAGATCAGGGAACGGTTGAATTCGTTGATGATATCGGGACAATTCATGTTAGATGGGACTGCGGCTCCGGCCTTGGTGTCGCTTATGGCGAGGATATTATCCGCAAAATTTAGGGCTATACCCACTCACACGCCAGCCCCAAGTGGGCTGGCAATTCTATAGTTAAGTCTATCGCACATTAACAGAGAGGAGGCATCAATAACATGCTTTTAAAAGACAAGCAGGCAATCGAAGCCCTTAGAAAAGAAAACTATTCGTATGCCTGTATTGCAAAAACACTTGGACTTTCGCCCAATACCGTAAAGTCTATCTGTCGCAGGAACGGCTATGTACCTAAGCAGGAGTTCAAGACAAAGGCCGAGAAAAGTGTCTTACAGATATGTAAAAACTGTGGTCACATTTTGGATTGTTCTAATAGCCATAAGAAATACTTTTGTTGCGATGCTTGTCGCATAGAATGGTGGAAAAATGTCAGAAGAAAAGGAAAATAATAATCCATTTTCAACTGGACTTTTCTCCTTAAAAGAGTGATGAATGTCTGTAGGAGGTGGAATTTATGCAAATTAAAGAGATTAACGCAACAAAGCTACCAGATATCGGAATAAAACGTGTCGCCGCATACGCCCGTGTATCTTCCGAAAAAGGAGAAGCACTACATTCTTTATCTGCACAAATCAGCTATTATAACGAGTATATTTCCAATCATATCGGTTGGGAGTTTGCTGGTGTGTATGCCGACGAGGGCATTTCCGGGACAAAGGACTCGCGTCCTGAATTTCAGCGCCTATTAACGGATTGCCGCAAGAAAAGTATAGATCTCGTCATTACTAAATCTATCACCCGCTTTGCCAGAAACACAGTAACGCTCCTTGATACAATTCGGGAACTAAAGTTGCTAAATATTGATGTGTTATTTGAAAAAGAAAACCTTCATAGCCTTGGCGCGAATGGGGAACTCATGCTGACGCTCCTAGCAATGTATGCAGAGGAGGAAGCACGTTCAGCCAGCGAAAACCAAAAATGGCGCATCCGAAAGATGTTTGAGGAAGGACGGCCAAATACTGGTCGCATGTTAGGCTATTGCCTGAAAGACGGGCAGTTGACCATTATTCCTGAAGAAGCGGAAATTGTCCGTATGATTTTTGATGATTACCTCTCCGGAATGGGGAGGCTTGCTATCGCTAAAAAGCTGAATGCTATACATGTTCCTACGGTGCGAGGCTGTGATGATTGGCGCGAAGGCAGTATCTACCGAATTCTCCATAATGAGAAATATACCGGAGATATGATTCTGCAAAAAACCTACGTTGAGGATTTTCGAACGAAGAAAGGAGTCATTAACCGAGGTGAGAAAAGAAAATACTTTGTAGAAAACAGCCACGAGGCGATTATCTCAAAGGAAATTTTCGAACGGGCGCAAGCCGAAGCAGAACGCAGAAAAGCCAAGATAAAGTTACCCGAAAAACGCATGAAAACTATCTTTACAGGTATGCTTATCTGCGCTTGCTGTGGTAAGCATTTCAATAGAAGAGTCGCGAATGCCAGCACTAAATATGCGAAGCCCGCTTGGATATGTGCAACATTCATGAGGAAAGGAAAGAAATATTGCAATAACCGGCAAATACCAGAAAAAATATTGATAGCAAAGACAAAGGAGGTTCTTGGCTTGCCGTCGCTCGAGGATATTGATCTAAAAGATTATATATCCGAGATTGTCTGCGGTAAAGATTACGACCTTACTTATATCATGAATTCTGGTGCGGAAGTTAAAACAATATGGCATCCCTATTCCCGAAAAGACAGTTGGAATGAGGAAATGCGACAACAAGCGCGAAATAGAACCTTAGAAAGGAGTATCTTGTATGAATAACGCAAAACGAGTGACTGTTTGGGAACCGATAGATATCCAAGCTATGTGTGAAGAAGAATCGGAAATTCCCAAACTAAAAGTTGCCGCATATGCCCGTGTTTCTACGGAGCAGGACGAGCAACAGTCCAGTTATGAGGCACAGGTGGATTATTATGGCAAATATATCCGTAGTAATCCGGCCTGGGAATTTGTCGGTATCTACGCCGACGAAGGTATAACCGGGACAAATACCAAAAAACGCGATGGCTTCAACCGTATGATCGCCGACGCAAAAGCTGGCAAAATTGACCTGATTCTTACAAAGTCGATCAGCCGCTTCGCTCGCAATACCGTTGATACGCTTCAAACAGTCCGTGAGCTCTCCGCCCTCAAAATCGAAGTAATCTTTGAAAAAGAGGGTATCCGAACCTTGGATAAACAGTGCGAAGTTATGCTGACAATCATGTCCAGCCTTGCGCAGGAGGAAAGCCGGTCTATCTCAGAAAATGTTCGCTGGGGAATGCAGAAAAGTATGCAGGATGGAAACATCTCTTTGCCATATAAACGTTTCCTCGGCTATAAAAAAGGCGAAGACGGAAGGCCGGAAATTGTACCGGAAGAGGCTGAAATTATCAGAGATATCTACAGAATGTTTCTCGATGGAAAAACGATCCGAACTATTGCGGATATTTTAACCGAACGTGGCATTAAGACACCTGGTGGAAAAGATAGGTGGTCAGTCAGTACTGTCAAGAGTATTCTCTCAAACGAGAAATATAAAGGCGATGCTTTACGCCAAAAGACCTATACTGTAGATTATCTGTCGAAAACAGTCCGAAAAAACAATGGTGAGGTAAAACAGTATTACGTTTCTAACTCGCACGAAGCAATAATCGACGAAGATATCTTTAATCTAGTACAAGCAGAACTTGAGCGAAGAAGCAATTTTAGGTCTGCCCTAAGAGATAACAGCGTGTTCAGTACGAAGATCATTTGTGGTGAATGCGGATATTTTTACGGCAGGAAAGTGCTTCATAGCAATAGTAAAAAGCATCGAAAGGTCGTGTGGTATTGTAACCATCGGTATGATGGTGAGGAAAAATGTACATCTCCCAGCATTTCTGAATCAGATATTAAAAAATACTATTTGGAAGCCTTGAAAAAACTACTTTCTAACAAGGATTCTTATATTGCAGAATGTCAGGAGCGTCTCGAGAATGAAGATATATTAGTACAGCTTAAGGAAACGCGCCTGCAGGCTGAGATTTCACTTGAGAACCTTATGGTAGAAATTCAGGAGTTAGTCCATGAAAATGCCAGAAAGTCTCAGGATCAGCAAAAATACCGAGTTAAATTCAATCAACTTGTCCAGCAAATTGATGAACAGAAAAAACGTATAGCCGACTTGAAAGCCGAAGAACTTAAAACGGTAGGTATGCGCGAGAAGCTCCACCGATTTGTAGAAACGCTGGAAAACTACCAAGATGTTACGGTATTTACAGAGCAAGAATGGAACAACTTAGTAGAGCGCATAGTTGTAGAGCCGGATTCGCTTGACTTCGAATTTAAGAATGGCGAGAAGATAAAAATCACAATCTAATCTCAGGCAAACTATATACCACAAAATATGAGCGGCCAGCAATTGACCGCTCTTTTTTCTTGCTTCTTTTCTACTCATATAGCCTCACAGAACTCTAGTTCTCATAAAATTGGTGCAACTGTAAAAAGGCGTGTGGCTTATGATTATTCTCCTCAACTCCAAGATAATCCGTGCGGCTTGCGCTTATTTCTTTTCAGAATGTAAGAATCCGTGCAACTTATGCTTGTAATGCACCAATTCTGAGCAAGACAGAGATCATCAAAATTGGTGCAGACTGATACTGAGTCTATAGCAGTGATTAGAAAAACACTCATTTTCTAACCCTGTGTTTATATTGTTCCTAG